TTTTAATATATTTGCAATGTGTTCAGATTTCAACATTTTACATTTTAGTTACGCAACGTATATCACTAGACTTAGGATCTAGCGCCTACGGCATGCAGGTTCGATTCCTGTCATCCGCACCAACACTGTACTTCATTGATTTTGATGAAGTACTTTTTTTATACCAATACCGACCAAATAACGCACAAAACTTTTTCATTGTATCATGTCAATTATTTTTTTATCGTTTTCAAGCTTAATACTCTTGTCCATGTGTTGATAGATTTGTTTTAGGGTATTAATATCGTGTCCCAAGCGTTCAGCTGAATATAAATCGGGCATACCATTTTTATATAACCAACTAGCGTGATAATGTCTTAAATCATGGAAAACTATATTCTCACCGCACAAAGTAGTGCGGTTTAGAAGTTCTTTGTATCTATGGCTATAACGGTCAGGTCGCATATTAAATAATCTATCTGTAATTTTACCTTGCTCTTTTCTATATCTTACAATTAGATCCATCAAATATTTAGGAATTGTTACATCTCTAAAACCATTTTCAGATTTTGGCCTTTTATCCTTATACCCATCTTCTGAAATCGAACTTGCTTCATCAATTCTTATTACGCTTTCTTTTATAAAAATATCGTCAGGCTTCAATGCGAAGATTTCACCTCGTCTTAGTCCTCCCCAAGCTGCTAACAAGATTATACACTCGTCAAAGATAGTTTTCTTAGCCTCTTTATGGATAATATTAAATTCTGCCTCTGTAACTAACCTAAATCGTGTCTTTTGTTTGCTAGGCACTTCTACATCCTTCATTGGGTTTTTGTCCTTCATGCCCTCATTTAATGCCTTACGAAGTACAAATATCAACTTTCTAACTGTGTTCTGTGCTTGTGTTTCTAATTTCTCATTAACAAACTTTTTAATGTGGATTTCATTCAACTGCGACAGCTTCAGATTGCCAAGGGTAGGTTTATAGTGATTTTTAATATATCCTTTATAAAGTACATAAGTTGAAGGAGCCAAAGCATTTCTATTTAACTCTAACCACTCATCAAGCCACTTGCCTACACGCATATTACTTATATTAATAAACTTACCTTCTTCAACTTCTGTTTCTAAGGCTCTAGCTTTAGCCTTACACTCTTTTTCTGTATTAGCCGTAACATACTTCCTTAATTGCTTTCCATCGCTATCTCGACCAACATAAACGGTCGCTTGAAACTTTCCATCCTTTATCTTTCGTATACTAGCCATAATTTCACCTCAAATTAGCTTTAAAATAAATTGCTTTTCCTAAAATTCGAACATTCTTTTTATCTTTAGCTGTAATTCTAATGTCTATAAATGTTGGGTTCTCAGCTTTCAAAAGCAAATCGCCATTAAGTTTATAAACTCTTTTTAAAGTTGCTTCATCGTCTATAAGGACTACTGCGATTTCACCATCCTCAACATCGGATTGTTGTCTGACAAAAACTGTATCTCCGTCAAATACTCTAACATTAATCATACTGTCACCCTTTGCAATCAAGGCAAAGTCCACATTTTCTCCATAGTTTGCATATTCATACATTATTATGTTTTCAATTGCTAATAGTGGTGTTCCACAAGCTATGCAGCCGATTACTGGTATTTTTTTAAAGTTAGGCTCATCTATATCTTTAATGTTATCGAAGCCTGCTAACCAATACGGATTAACTTTAAAATAATCTGCTAATAAAGATATTTCAGAAACGCCTGGTGAATGTCGACCTGTTTCATATCGAGACACTGTTGCTTTTGTAGTTCCTAATATTTTGCCAACGTCCTCTTGTGTCAAATCTCTTCCTAACCTTAATTCTCTTAACCTTTTTCCAAAATGTTCCTTAATTTTAATATTATCAAGTTTCATAAAAACCTCCTTATTTCATCCTAAATGCATTATACCACAATACGAAACTTTTAATCAAGAAAAATAAAATAAAAAGTTACGAAAAGATATTGACAATATGAAAATTTAGGAATATACTGTCATTAAGTTACAAAACGTAACTAAAAAGGTCGAAAAAAGGAGAACAAAAATGGACAAAAAAGTTAGCAAATATGGGGAATTCAAAAAGTTAAAATCAATACTCTTCGAAAAGAAAATCAATTATGTGACAGCTGCAAAAATGGCAGACTTGTCAACATCAGCTTTTTCCAACAAAATCAACGGTTTAGTGGATTTCAGAATAGACGAAATTTCTAAACTGTGCAATGAATTGGATATCGATTACACACTCATCTTAAATGAAAAGCTACATAACGAAACGAACTAGAAAAAGTAACAAGCGAATTAGTACAAGTTTAATTTAATTTTGCCAAAACAGTTACGAAACGTAACAGCGAAAGGAGAAAACAAAGAATGCACGAATTAATAAGAATTAATTTTGAAAATGAAAGACCAACAATATTAGGAAGGGAATTGCATGAATTTTTAGAAGTAGAAAGTAATTACACAACATGGTTTAAAAGAATGATTGAATACGGTTTTGCTGAAGGAATAGACTTTATTCCAATTATGGAAGAAAGTACAGGAGGCAGACCATCTACGGATTTTCAATTATCAATCGACATGGCAAAAGAAATTGCGATGTTACAGAGAAATGAAAAAGGCAAAGCTGCTAGACAATATTTTATAGAAATTGAAAAAGAATTTAACAGTCCTGAAAAAATAATGGCAAGGGCATTAAGAATAGCAGATGCAACAATAAATAGTTTGAAATTAGAAACTAAGCAGCAGCAACAAATTATATGCGAATTGCAGCCGAAAGCTACTTATTACGATTTGATACTGCAAAATAGCTCACTATTGTCAATATCGGTTATAGCTAAAGATTACGGAATGAGCGCAACAGCAATGAATAAGTTGTTGCATGAATTAGGCATCCAATATTGTTTAAGTGGAACATGGCTATTGTATCAAAAACACGCTGATAAAGGTTATACATCATCTAAAACACAAAATTTTAACAAGTCAGATGGAAGTCAAGGAAGTAAGTTACATACTTATTGGACACAAAAGGGCAGATTGTTTATTTATCAATTATTAAAAGAAAATAGCATATTGCCACTTATTGAAAAAGAGGACAACCATGACAAAGAAAGTTAAAACGTTTATTAACAGGTTTTTCGACGATTACGATTTAATAGGATTTAAATTTATAGCAAGCATGATTTTGTTAATAGCTGGATTAATACTTTGCAAATAGGAGGCAAATGATGACTGAAAAACTTAAGAAATGTCCGTTCTGTGGCGGTGAAGCACAGGATTATGAAGTTACGGATTATCCAAAAGAATTTAGCAAGAGATATTCTGTTATTTGTAATTATTGTGGAGCTCAGATAACCACTATATACCAACAAAGAACACAGGCAATACATGTCTGGAATACAAGAGTACAGGAGGCAAGCGATGAAAATTATACCGTGTAAAATTTGTGATGAAGAGTGGGGTGTAAGTAAAAAAGTAAAAGATAATAAATATGTATGTCCACATTGTCGGTGGAAAATCGAACATAAAGAATTAATCAGGTTAGGAGGAAGTAATGTACACAGATGAAGAAATATGCTTAATGTTTAAAAATGCAGATGAACGCCAGGACAGAGTAAAGCTACTATCAGAATTATCATCTTTATCTAAAAAAGAGGTAGTTAAAATTTTAAACAAATACGGAATAACAGTAGAGAGTAAAAAAGAAAAGCGAAAACAATTAAAAGAAAAAAGCTGTGAGTTGTATGAGCAGGGAAATACACAAGCAAAAATAGCAGGCATACTAGGCATATCTGTTGGTGTAGTTCAGTATTGGGTATCGAATATAAATACAACTTATAAAAATAGCAAAGTAAGTGATGATGAATTTTTAACTTATTATAATCAAGGGTTAAACGATAATCAAATAGCTAAAAAAGTTGGATGTGGTCCAACAACGATATTCAGGATTAGAAATAGAAAGAAGTTAGGAGTAAATAAAAAGCCAACTAAGTGCAAATTAGTCAGCAGGTTTAAAAATCTAGGTACAGAGTAACACACGAAAGGGAAAAAAGCAAATGGATATTGAAAAAATGATAGATACAGCAGTGGATTTAAAAATTGCAACATTGAGAGCAAAAGAACAAGGGATTATAAGCTATACGGAAATGGATAACAAATTTCAGGTATATGACGAAAAAAATTTTAGACGAATGCTCAAAATGAAGGAATACAAAATTAAAAGATTTGATTATCCACCTTATAAATATGAATACAAGGTAGTAGTCTTAGGACTTAATCTTATATACATAGCGATTGAATATTTATTCATAGGTGATGCGGACAAATTAGAGAGTTAGAAACGGTTTACCAATCAATAAAAAAATAGGAGGAACAAACAAATGAAATATAAAGTTGGAGATAAAGTAAGAATAGCATCAAAGAGAACAGGTTACATGAATAGCGAAGGAAAGATGGATAAGTATTTGAAAACTATTATGACAATCAAAAGTGAACTTTGTAACCGTTACGCAATGGAAGAAGACTGCGGTGTATGGTTTTGGAATGATGAAATGATAGAAGGACTACAGAAAGGAAACGAGCAAATGAAAACTATGACTTTAGAAGAATTGAAGAAAAGAGGACTTGAGAAGGGTGACGTTTATTTCTTAGAACATGAATATTCTGATTTTAACGGTTGGTATCTGGTAATGAGTAATGATTTAAATATAGGACTGAACGCTGTATGTAAGGGCGCTTTTGGAGAAAGCGAAGCGTCGGCAGCTTGTTTGAAAATTACAAAAATAATCAAGACGGAAGATTTTTCAAAATGTCGTTATAAAAGAGATGTTTCTGCTTTTTTTAAGTCATTTAATGAATCTTTAGTAAAAGATATTGTTACTCACATAAAATCAGAGGTAAAAATGGCTAAATACGTTCATGCGGTACATTTTGGAAATTCTAAATCTTATACATGGAGAATTCCAGAGAAGTTAGAAAACATCATTTTTGAAGCTGGAGATATTGTTGAAGTTAATACTAAAAACGGAAAACAATATGTTGAAGTAAGAGAAACGGCAGAATGTGAATATGACGAAAGAACCAAGGAAGTTGTAAGGCTAATAAAAACAAATGTTTTACCATTTTAGGAGGGAAACAATGAATAGATGCATGGATTGCGAATGTATTTTTAACAAAGTTGAAGTTATCAAAACTAGCTTAGGGGATATGAGCGTATGCCCTGCGTGCGGCTCGACAGACTACGAAGAAGCTTTTAAATGCTCGATATGCGGTAGTTATAAATTTGGTGAAGATATATGCAAAGATATTTGTTACAAGTGTGCAAAGGCAGAATATACCGACAGACGAGGGCTTAAATTCATAGACAATCATAAAGAGTTTTATTTAGAGCATAGAGGAATATATGAAGTTGAAGCAGAAGAAGAAGTTGAATTGATTGAGGATTTACGAGAACTTTATCTTAGCAGAGTAGATATGGATAGTGACTGTAATAAGCAACTTAAACACTTAAAAGAATATATTTTTAAGGATATGGATAGTTGGATTGAATTTCTAAAGGAGGAAATATAAATGAACAAAATTAATTTTATACAAATGTTAGCAAATGATATTGAAGAAGAACAAGAATATATAAAAGAATATCAAGAAGCTGAAAGAAAATATGAAGCAGATAAAAAAGAGCAAGGTAAAAATTTCAACTATTGGGATAGTCAATATAGTAGCATGAAAAATCCATCAAAACAGAAAATCAAAGATGATGTAAAAATGATTAGAAGATTAGCGCTTGAAATCTCTAAGGAGGAAATATAAATGATTAATAAAATTTGTAGTTTGAAAGATGGTAGAAAGGGGAAATGTATCGGTCAGCTTGAAAAAGGCGAATATATTTTAATTAGCGGGAAAGGCGGACAAGTTTCATTTTTTAATAAAAGTGATATAAAAGAGGAACCCAAATGTTAATACGTTCACAAAATAAAGACATGTTGTTCGATTACCAAAATGCATATATAGATAGAGTTGGTGCATGTTTATACTTAAATCCTTATTCAATAGATATGACAAATAGTGGAATTTGTTTAGGCTGCTATTCAACAAAGGAAAAAGCATTGAAAGTATTAGATTACACTAGTAATGCGTACGCTGAATGTCAAGCTAAATACGGTGGAATGGTGGAATATAAATATTTGGTATTTGAAATGCCACAAGAGGAGGAAATATAGATGAGCGAAGTAAAAGAATTGAATTTATATCAAAAAATAAGCAGAGTAATGCAAGATATCGAATACCTTGCAAAGGATGATAAGGTCAGCACTAGTAAAACAGAATCATACAAAGCCGTTTCGGAAGAAAAAGTTACTTCATCAGTCAGGACTTCACTAATTAGCAACGGATTAGTTATATTACCGATAGAGCAGCACACGGAAGAAATATTTACAGAATACGAAAAAGAAGCGTACGGAAAAGTTGAAAAGAAGCAGAGATTGCTAACGAGGGTTGACGTGAAGTACAAGATTGTCAATATTAGTAAGCCGACAGAATTTGAAATACTTGCATCATCAGGAAGTGGAGTTGATTCGCAAGACAAGGGAGTAGGCAAGGCAATGACTTACTCTTATAAATATATGTTATTGAGAACTTTTGCAATTCCTACAGGTGAGGATCCAGACAAGATAAGTTCGCAAGAATTAGAAGAAAAAAGCACAGTAACACAAGACAAAAATAAACCTACGCAACAAACAAAACCTATACAACAAGAACCTACACAAGAGCAAACAGAAGCTGTTAAAGCTAGAGCAATTAGCAAAGTACAATTTGAATCACTGCAAGCTGAACTTGATAGGACAGGTTATAAATCAACAGCAATTTGTAAGCATTATAAAATTGCAGCTATAAAAGATTTGACAATGGAACAGTGGGCGGATGCGATGAAGAGTTTAGAAAAAGTTAAAACTAAAGTACAAACAGACTTAGGATTATAGGAGGAAATATGGAAGTTAAAATATTACAAGAGAGTTTACCTATCATACAAATAAATTTTGAGGAAATGAAAACAGCATTAACAGAAACATTGGAAGGTTACAGAAATATTGTTGTAACAGAAGAAACATTGAAAGTATGCAAAGAATCACAAAAGGAATTAGCAAGTACGAGAGTTACGCTTGACAATTATAGAAAGGATAAGAAAAAAACATTATCTAAACCTATCACAGAGTTTGAAAATCAATGCAAGGAATTAATTGCACTGGTCGAAGAAGCAGAACAACCTATAAAAGATGGAATTAAAGTATTTGACGATTTAAAAAGAGAAGAAAAACACAATGTAGCATTGAGAATTATTCAAGAAGTTGTTCAGGAGCAAGAGCTTAACGAAAAATATGCATCACAATTAATAATTATAGATAAGTATTGCAATTTAACAGCAAAGGAATCAGAGGTCAAAGAAGATTTAACAAGTAAAGCAATGACACTAAAAGTTGAACAAGACAGAGAAGCTGAGCTTATCGAAATTATCAAAGATGCAATTGAATCAGAGAACGAGAGAATTAATAGCAAAATGAAATTTGAGGACTTTAAAAGATATATTGACAGAAATATGTCGGCTAAAGATGTTATAGCAGAAATTAAATTAAGAGCAGCTAATATTTACAGAGCAGAGAATCCACCAAAAATAGAACCAATAATAGAAATCATACCAGAACCAGAACCAATATTCGAAACAGTACCAGAGCCGATATTCGAGCCTATAGAGAAGGAAATAATTGAGCAGAAGTATTATGCTAACTATAAGATAACAGGTGAATTAAGGCAACTTAGGGGTGTGTCGGACTACTTGAAAGCTAATGATATAAATTATGAAGTAGGAGGACAAGGCAGGATATGAGAAAACCCTCAATATTGCAAGATGTAAAAGAATGCTATTTAACAGGCAGAACTGACAACTTGCATACCCATCATATATTCTTTGGCACAGGGAATAAAAAAGTATCTGACGAGAATGGTTTTTGGGTATGGCTCACAGGAAAATATCATAATCAAGACAGTGGAATTAGCGTTCACCACAATAGATATTTTGATTTGACTTTAAAAATGAAATGTCAAGCGAAGTTTGAAGAAATGCACAGTAGGGAAGAATTTATAAAACTTATTGGAAGAAATTACTTGTAGGTGATGATATGGAATTAACATTTACTAAAGGTAAAATTACAAGAGAATTCAACGGAAACTTCAACGTCATGTTTGAAGTTTCCAAACAACAGCAAAATGATATAGAAGCATTAAATGAGCTTTTAAGTAACGATAAAATTAAAGAAGCTAAGATATGTAACAAGAAGAAAAAACGCTCGTTAGATTCAAATGCGTACGCGTGGAAACTTGTAACTGAAATGGCAAATGTATTACGGTCTAGCAAAGACGAAGTATATCTATCTATGTTGAAAAGATACGGACAGAGCAGCATTGTATCCGTTCAAGATGAAGCTGTTTCAATATTTATGAAGTCAGTAAAATATGCTGAAGAGTTTGGACATGGAATGGTAAACGGAAAATCATTTACACATATAAAAGTGTTTATGGGAAGTAGTGAGTATGACACAAAAGAAATGTCAATTTTGATTGATGGAATAGTGAGCGAATGTAAGGAATTAAAGATATCAACACTTACTCCAGCGGAAATTGAAATGATGAAAGGAGCGTGGACATTATAGCGGAACGTAGGATGTTTGCTAAAACAATAATGGATAGTGATGCATTTTTAGATATGCCGCTATCAACACAAGCTTTATATTTCCACTTATCAATGAGAGCTGATGATGATGGGTTTATAAATAATCCTAAGAAGATTCAACGAATGATAGGTTGTGCTGACGATGATTTCAAATTACTGATTATGAAAAAATTCATCATACCTTTTGAAAGTGGAATTGTAGTTATAAAACATTGGAAAATACACAATTATATACAAAAAGACAGATATAAACCTACTATATATCAAGAAGAAATACAAAAATTGGATACTAAAAAAAACGGAACTTACACAATGAAAAAAGCTATTCCAGCATTATCGGATACAGAATGTATACAGAATGGTGACAGTTTGGAAGCACAGGTTAGGTTAGGTAAGGTTAGGTTAGAGTTAGGTAAGGATAGTATAGATAAGATATATAGTCCTGTAGTTGATTATCTAAATCTTAAATGTAATACAAAATACAAAACATCTTCTGCTAAAACAAAATCACTAATAGATGCAAGAGTAAACGATAAATTTACATTAGAGGATTTTAAAAAGGTTATAGATATAAAATCGGCTGAATGGCTGAAAACAGAAATGGAAAAATATCTAAGGCCTGAGACGCTGTTTGGAACAAAATTTGAAAGCTACCTTAATCAGAAGGTAGCAGTCAAACAGCCACAAACTACTAAGCCTAATAAATTTCATAATTTTGAAGGTAAAATGGCAGGTTTGGGCGAAAGTAAATTAGAGGAAATAGCACGTAGAAATCAAGAAAAATTTAAAAAGCGAGGTGATTGTGATGAAAGCAATATTTAGTAATTCAACTATAAAAGTATGGTTTAAAACTCTATCAACTTCAAGAAATTTTTATAACACAACAGAGATAATTCAAGAGGGCAATGCAGTTTTAATTAAAATATCAAATGGAGACCAACACTTATTGAATTTCGAAAATGTAAATATGATAGAGGAAATTGACACAGACAGCAACATAGACAAGAAGATGATGGAGCTAAAAGAGAAGTTTAAAAATAACTACTAACTAGGAGAAATAATGGAACTATATCATGACCATTTCCAAAACTACAAAAAGCAAAACATTCCAAAAGCACAACTAATAATTGCAGATATCCCATATAACTATAAAAAATAAACCCACAAAATTAATTGTGGGCGGCATATTCTTTAAGAATTTTAATTATTAAATTATTTAAACTCCTATCATCTCTTACGGCAAGTTGCTCTAATTTGGTTTTTAGTTCTTTAGGAATAGTAATTAAAGTTCTTATATTCATTTTTGAAACAGCCATATATATCAACTCCTTAATAGGATAATAACACAATTTTTAAATGATGTCAATATGTTTGCAAAGTGTTGACATGGTGATATCACTATGATATAATAAATATATGAAATATATGGAGGTACATTATGAGAAAACAAGATTTAATAGGTAAAAAATTTGGAAAGTTAACCGTTATAAAAGAGGGCGAAAATAAAGGTAAAAACACTACCTGGATATGCAAGTGTGATTGCGGCGAAGAAAAAACGATTTTGGCTTATAATTTAACATCTGGGAAAAGTAAAAGTTGTGGTTGTGTAAGAGGTGAAAAATTAGGTAATTTAGTAAGAACCCATGGTTTTTCAAACACACGGTTATATCATATATACAAAGGCATAAAACAAAGATGCCACAATGAAAACAATCCAGCTTATATGTATTACGGCGGAAAAGGTGTGTCAATATGCAATGAATGGAATTGTGATTATTTGAAATTTAAGGAATGGTCATTAAATAATAATTATGACGAATTTGTTTCGATTGATAGAATAAACCCAGACGGAAACTATTGTCCTGAAAATTGCAGGTGGGTAAGCATGCAAAAACAGCAGAACAATAAGCTAAACAGCATGTTTGTAACCATAGGAGACGATAAACTCACTATTGCAGAATGGGCAGACAAAAGCAAAACAAATAAGCAAACATTGTATAGTAAATTTTATAGATTGATTACACAATTAGGCTTAGAAAACAAAGATATTATAGAGTTTGAAATAAAATATAGGAGGTAATATGGAACTTTACAGAGACCACTTTCAGAACTATAAAAGATATAGTTTGCCTAAAGCACAACTAGTTATAGCAGATATTCCTTATAATATTTCCACAAATGCTTATGCTTCTAATCCGAGTTGGTATAAAGACGGCGACAATAAAAACGGTGAAAGCAACTTAGCAAAGACAACTTTCTTCGACACTGACAACGATTTTAAAATACCAGAGTTTATGCACTTTGTCAGCACAATGTTAAAAAAAGAACCAAAAGAGACAGGACAAGCGGGTTGCATGATTGTATTTTGCGAGTTTGAACAGCAATTTATGTTGATAGAAAAAGGTAAGGAATACGGCTTTAATCATTACATCAATCTTGTGTTTAGAAAAAACTATTCAGCTCAGGTATTAAAAGCAAACATGAAAGTTGTAGGAAATTGCGAATATGCAGTGCTTTTATACAGAGAGAAATTACCTAAATTTAACAACGAAAGAAAGATGATATTTAATTGCATGGATTATGAGAGAGATAACGAAACGCCTAAAATACATCCTACACAGAAAAGCATAAAAGTAATTAAGAAACTTATATCAATATTTACAGACGTTGGGGACGTTGTAATAGACCCATGCGCAGGTAGTGGGGTAACATTACTTGCGGCTGAAATGTTAGGAAGAAAATCATATGGGTTTGAAATTAAAAAACAATATGTTGATGATTTTAATTCTAAGTTAGCAAACAATATTCAAATATCTATGCTTCAGCAAGAATTTGAACAGATAAAAGCAAATAAGCTCATTTTAGGAGGAACCTATGGAATTAAAACTAAATAGTTTCTACAATATGGATTGTGTGGATGGCATGAGATTAATTATAGATAAAACCGTTGATTGCTGTGTCACCTCACCACCATATTGGGGATTGAGAGATTATGGAGTAGATGGACAACTAGGGTTAGAAGATACTCCTGAGCAATACGTAGATAATTTAGTTACTGTTTTTAAAGAGGTCAAGAGGGTTTTAAAAGATGACGGTACACTGTGGCTTAATTTGGGTGATAGTTATACAGGCAGTGGAAAAGGTTCGTGGAGTAATAACCAAAAGCAAAAAGAAGTATATGTACCAAATAAAAATAGTTCTCAGTGTAAGATGCCTAAAATACCAGCAAATCTTAAGCGAAAAGAATTAGTTGGTATTCCATGGAGAGTAGCATTTGCACTGCAGTCAGATGGATGGTATTTAAGACAAGATATTATTTGGGCCAAACCTAATCCAATGCCTGAAAGTGTAAAAGATAGATGTACTAAAAGTCATGAATATATTTTTTTACTTTCAAAATCACCGAAATATTATTTCAATGCAGAAGCAATTTCTGAACCTGTCGCAAATAGCACAGTTAAGCGATTACAACAAGATATTGAGAATCAAAAAGGTTCTAACAGGGTATATGGAAAAACAAACGGAGTTATGAAGGCAGTTGCGCCGAGATATGGTGGAAATAAATATACTGCAAATCCAGAAATTTTTAATCGAACTAAATCAGGAAATGCATATGATTTTCACGAGAAACGAAATAAAAGAGATGTTTGGATTGTATCTACAAAGCCATTTAAAGAAGCACATTTTGCAACATTTCCGTTAGAATTAATAGAGCCTTGTATATTAGCTGGTTGTAAAGAGAAAGGAATTGTTTTAGATCCGTTCATGGGAAGTGGTACTGTCGCATTAGCTTCAATAAAACATAATAAAAATTTCATTGGATTTGAATTAAACAAAGAATATTGCAATATGGCAGAAAAAAGACTTAAAGAAGAAAAAGCTCAAATAAGTTTATTTGAGAGGTCTATATGAACAAATGTATAAATTGCCCTGAAAGAAAATTAGCTTGCCACGACACTTGCGAAGACTATAGAAAATTTAAAATAGAGCGTGAACTTGCAAATCAAAAGTATAAAAGTTTTATGGACGGATTGGGCTGGAATGGAAATTTAAGATTTCAAATGAAAAGGGGATAGAAATGAAAATATTAAAAAGAATTTGGAGTTTTGATAAACGAGATATGAAACACATAGGTTGGCTGTTTAAAAATTTATTTAAACAATTCTTTATTGGAATTGCCACAGGTGATATGCATGAATTTATTGAGACATGGTGGTGGATTAAAATACATTGTACTTATGATAGTAAAAAAATAAAAAAAGGATAGGAAATGGAATTTTCAGGAGGTAGAAGAATGAACAGAGAAGAATTATTAAAAGTAGCAAAGCCAATATTGTTTAACACAGAAATGACAAAAGCACTGTTGGACGGAAGAAAAACGGTTACAAGAAGAGTTATAAAGCCACAGCCAGACGAAAAACATCAATCTCAACTCGGATTTGTTACTAGTAGTACAGATAGTAAAAATACAGGTTTTTATGGTTGGGGAATTGATTCATACGGAGGACATATTCAATATGCTAAACCTCGTTACAAAGTTGGAGATATTCTCTGGGTTAGGGAAACATGGTGTGAAAGTAGGGGCAGATACTATTACAAAGCAGATAATATTTGCACAGGATGCACAGAAGATGGAACTTGCTTACCAAAAGGTGTTGAAAAACATATCACTTGCAAATTATGTGAGGATAGAGACGGGTTTATTAAGTGGCATCCATCAATCCATATGTCAAAGTCAGCAGCAAGAATATTTCTAAAAGTTATAAATGTTAGAGTTGAACAAATAAAAGATATAACAGAGAAACAGGCTTTAGCAGAAGGATTTACTAATAGAGCAGAATTTTTAGAAACAATTTTTAAGATATATCCAGATTGCACAGGAGAAAGTTATTTATGGGTTATAGAGTTTGAAAGGGTGGAGGAAAAACAATGAATAATGTTGTACTTATTGGAAGGTTATGCAAGGATCCTGAACTAAAATTTATACCAGCTACAGGAATGGCGGTAACAAAAATGAGTTTAGCTGTTGATAAGGATTTATTTGGAGACAAGAAACAAGAGGCCATTAAGCAGAGTAAGCCAACAGCAGATTTTATTTATATAACCGTCTTTGGTAAGATAGCAGAAAATTGTGCTAATTATCTTGCAAAAGGAAAACAATGCGCAGTACACGGCAGAATATCAACAGGAAGTTACACAAAAGATGATGGAAGCAAGGTTTATACAACTGATGTTATAGCGGATAAAGTAGAGTTTATAGGTAGCAAAACAGAGGGACAGGCTAAGCCACAAGAAAATAATTTAGACGATTTTCCAGATGATGGTGAAGATATATTCCAGCCAGTAGATGACGATTTAGAAAATGAAATACCTTTTTAGCTGTAATTTCAACGAATATGTAAAATAAGGAGCATTATATGGGATATACACACGGAATAAAATGGACAGATGAAAAAGTAAAGGATGAATTAGAAAAAGTAATAAAAGCTCTTAATTTAAACAGGATGCCTTCAAGAAGTGAAATAGAAAAAGTCATGCAGTCGGCTTCTTTGACTGGACATATATCTAAAACTGGAGGTTTTAAGAATTGGGCTGAAAAATTAAATCTTTATATAAAAGATTCAGAAACTAAATTAGGAAGAGAATACGAAACAAGAACAGCCGAATTGTTAAAAACTAAAGGTTACGAAGTAGAAAGAATGTCAATGAAACATCCATACGACCTACTTGTAAATTTAAATATAAAAATTGATGTTAAAGTATCAAATCTGTATAGAGGTCCAAAAGGTGAATTTCATACCTTTAATTTAGAAAAATATAATCATAATTGCGATTTGTTTATCTGTGTATGTGTAACGGATGAAGAAATTAAGAAAGTGTTAGTTATACCATCAAAGTTCATAATGGGAATAAGCCAATTAAGCGTTGGTAGTACAAGCATATACGATGTATTCAAAGATAGATATGATTATATAGAAAAGTACGATAGTTTCTACAATAAACTAGATTACAACTTATAAACATTGAAATACCAATAAATAATGGAGTTGTCAAGTATTCCTTGATAGCTCCTAAACGGAGGAATAATGAGAGAACTTATAATTGATTCGTTTGCGGGCGGAGGTGGTGCCAGTACAGGAATAGAAATGGCAATAGGGCGTTCGGTGGACATAGCCATCAATCATGATGAAATGGCAATAAAAATGCATGAAGTTAATCATCCCAACACAAAACATTACATCGAAAATGTGTGGGATATAGACCCATTACAAGCGACACAAGGACAACTTGTAGGATTAATGTGGGCATCACCTGATTGCAAACACTTTTCAAAAGCTAAAGGCGGTAAGCCAGTAGACAAAAATGTTCGAGGATTAGCGTGGGTAGTTGTTAAGTGGGCGAAAGCAGTTCATCCAAGGATAATAATTCTTGAAAATGTTGAGGAATTTCAAACCTGGGGACCATTAATTACAGATGATAAAGGCGACTTATATCCAGACCCAAATAAAAAAGGAGAGACGTTTCATTTATTTATTAAAGCACTTGAAAAACAAGGCTATAAAGTATCATTTAGAGAATTACGAGCATGTGATTATGGAGCTCCAACAACAAGAAAAAGATTCTTTATGATAGCAAGATGCGACGGCAAACAAATTATATGGCCTGAACCAACTCATGGAAATCCAGAAGGTATTGAAGTTAGATGCGGATTGTTAAAGCCATGGAGAACGGCAGCAGAGTGTATTGATTGGAGCATATCTTGTCCTAGTATCTTTACCAGAAAGAAACCATTAGCAGAAAACACACTTGAAAGAATAGCAAAAGGAATAAGAAAATTTGTTACAGAGGCAGATAAGCCATTTGTGCTAGATGAAAAAGCAATGTTCTTACAGCATTACTACACAGCTCAGGGAGAAGAGATAAGGGGAAGTGGTCTTGATGAACCAATAGCAACAATACCAACTGCAAATAGATTCGGATTAGTTACAGCTTTTATAAGTAAATATTATGCCGGAACATATGAAGGGGCAGGAAGCAATTTAGAAGAACCACTTCATACCCTGACAACCAAAGACCATCAGGCGCTTATAACAGCATTTATTAGCAGACAGTTTCATACTTCAACAGGACACGAGTTGAATAAACCATTAGCAACTTCAACAACAGTAAATAAATCGAATTTAGTAACAGCATTTTTATTGAAATACTATGGTGCTGACATAGGACAAACAATTAACAGTCCGTTGCATACCATTACTACTAAAGATAGATTTGGACTTGTAACAATTAAGGGTGAGGATTATCAAATTATTGACATAGGTATGAGAATGTTGAAACCGCACGAATTATTTAAGGCACAGGGATTTCCCGATGATTACATAATTAATAGGGATAGCAACGGCAATCCATACCCAACCACAGAACAAACTGCAAAGTGCGGTAATAGTGTTTGTCCTCCATTAGCAAAGGCATTAGTAGAAGCCAATTATCAAGAAGAAAATATTGAAAATGTAGCAGTTTAGGAGATGATTAAATGAAAATAGTACAAAGATATAAATGCAGCTATTGCCAGAAGCTAACAGTCAAACAGGAAACTATGGAAAAACACGAAAAAGAATGCAGGCATAACCCTATCGGTAAAAACTGTTACATGTGCGTTAATGCTTACGAGGGTGATTATGATAATAGTGAATACTCAACCATTCGAAATGCGCCAATATGCGCATATAACGAAGAAATATTGACACCTCATGATGCTTTAAAATGTGAGGGATTCGTTAGAAGCAACGATATGTATTATTTGCGAAGTGAAGATAGCGAATTTCCATGTAATAAGGAGCGTGATTAAATGCAATATAAAAAATCTAAGTACAGCAACAAGAAAACAGAAATTGACGGAGTGGTATTCGACAGTTTTAAAGAAGGCAACAGATATAAAGAATTAATCTTATTGCAAAGGGCAGGAGAAATAGAAGATTTGAAAATACAAGTACCTTTTGAGTTAATACCAAAACAAAAAGGTGAAAGAGCAGTAAAGTATATAGCGGATTTTGTCTATTATGACAACAAAAAACAGCAGATGATTGTTGAAGATGTTAAAAGTATTGCTACTAAAACAAAAGATTACATCATAAAACGAAAACTGATGAAGCAAATTTATCCGCAGTTTGAATTTATCGAATCATAGCATGGACATAAAGGACGTAAAACGAACAATAACGGATAAAAAAATAGTACAGTACGATAATGCAGATTATATTGTAACAGCGTGCATACTACGATTAAGGGGCGGTACATGGCAATACACGCTAGAGTTACAAGATTTGAAAGCTAATAATAGCGTGGTAATTGTCGAAATTGAGAAAGTGGAGGTAGATATATGAGTAATCTACAATTAATACTAAATTTCATGGGAGAGCATCCATTCTTATCATTTTTATTAGCTTGGTGCATCTTTTCTTGGACACCTATAAAGATAATACATAACTATGATAAAAAGGACGGTGATTAATATGATATGTCCATTTTGTAAAAATTATTTTACCGTAGTGATTGACAGTAGAGAAACCGAAGATGGAACACAGACAAAACGTAAAAGAAAGTGCCTAAAATGTGAAAAGAAATTTATTACATACGAAGTAAAAGAAGAGACATCGGAGGATAAATGAATGAGCAATAGAATAGAAAAATCAAATTTTAAATTAATTGAATCAGAATTATATTGCTACAACGAAACTAAAAAAGAACTCGAACAACTAGAAGAGGAAATACTAGAGGGCAGTACATTTCAAGAGGTATGCGTACAAAGCGGAACAACGGGAGATACAACAGCAAACAAAGCGGTTAAGCTAATAAGCAGCAAGGCGATAATGGAGTGTGAGCGTAGGATAAAAGCTATTGACAAAACGTTGTTTATATTACAACAAAACGAGACGAAGCTGAGAATGTTACAGATGAAATACTTTGAACGCAGATATACAGATACAGGAATTATGAACGAATTGCATATAGGCAATAACGCATTTTATAGGTGGCGTAGGGAAATTGTTAAATTAGTTGGTGAATATTTAGGGTGGAGGGTATAAAGGTAAAAAGATGGTAGTTTCGAGGGGTCAAAATGATTTATAATGGTATTATCAGAAATTGACGAAGTGAGTTTCATTTAAAGAACCCCCAGAAAAAAGCATCTATTTTAAATAATAGGTGCTTTTTAAATATAAAAGTAGGTGAGCAGAATTACATACAAATGTTACACAAGGTGGAACGGAAAAGAATTAAAATGTTTATGCAAAGTAGGTAATCCTGCCTGCGATAGATATAAAGGTTGCGAAACAGAAGAATTTGAGCACGATGAGTACAAGGGCATAGAGGAATGTATGAGAGCTAGGAAGTATAAAAAACAGGGCGGAGTTATTAAACAGATATAGTTGTACTGGTGCGATGGAGCAAGCTCATTTCGTGTTTAAAAATGCACGTTTAAAAATTAGACAATTAGATAAGGAGGTGATGCTATGGCACGTCCCTTTTGCGAAGAAGTTTTATAATAGCAAGACATGGAAGTTATGCAGACAATCCTTTATAGCAGATAGAGTATCTATTGATGGCGGTATGTGCCAACAGTGCAAAGAGCGGTTAGGTTATATAGTGGACCATAAAAAAGAAATAACACCTGACAATATAAATAATCCTGATGTAACATTGAGCAATGAGAACTTTCAATACCTTTGTTTGGACTGCCATAACAGAAAAACATTTGGAAAGAATTTAGCAACAATAAGAGAGGGATTGATGTTTAATAGTGATGGAAATATAATAGAGAATAAGAATACATTTATTGTATGGGGTGCGCCAGCAAGCGGTAAGACAAGCTATGTAAAAGAGAATAAAGGCCAGCATGATATAGTAGTTGACTTAGATTATATTAGGTCAGCATTATCATTAGGAGAAGACAGCAAAGATACAATTGCATTTGCATTAGACATAAGAGAACTTATATATGATCTTATAGAACAACGAGTACATCATTATGATAGAGCGTGGATTATATGTATGCTACCAACTAGGTCACAACGAAGTGAACTATCAAGAAGATTAAAGGCAGAGCTAATACATATTGACACGGACAAAGAAGAATGCATAAGAAGAAGTACGAGAGATAATACAAGAGAAGATAAAGAGTTGCAGCAATATATTATCAATAAATACTTTGATGAAGTTGAATTGTAGTTATGTATCTTTTATAAATGAGTGATTGGAACGGCTACACCCCCCATAAAAATATGATATATATATAAACGCTAATACCGTTGGGAAACTTCCAAAAAACACACAAGTCATTTATATAGGGGGTGTAGTCATAAAGAGAGGTGATAAAGATGAGCCAAGAACTTCAGACATTGCAGAACAAAGACAAAGATGCAAGAACAAAGAAAGAGATATTAAAACTTAAACGTTCATTTAAAGACTTAGACAAGAAAACATTAGATACTGTTTCTTCGCTTATCAATAACGCTGCTTTTATGGCTGTAACCTTAAATGACCTTCAAGAAACAATAAATACTGAGGGAACTGTAACAGAGTATCAGAATGGAGAGAATCAATGGGGCACAAAAAAATCCCCAGAAGTCGAAATATATAATACTATGATAAAAAATCATGTGTCTATCATGAAAACCTTGACCGATTTAATTCCAAAGAAGGATAAATCAGAAGATGATGGTTTTGATTCATTCGTGAGTGGACGAGATGATTAAATATCCTGCTGACTATAATCCTATATCTGAATATTGGCATTTAATAGAAAGTGGTCAAGAAATTGTACCAAGGAAAATATATAAAACATATAAAAAAGTAAATTATGATCTCACTAATAATAGTGAATTTTTTTTTAGCCACGCAAGAGCAAATCATATAATTGAGTTTATAGAAAACTTTTGCAGGCACTCCAAGGGTAAGATGGGCGGTAAACCAGTCATACTTGAACTATGGGAAAAAGCTTTACTTGCGATAATCTTTGGATTTATTGATATTGAGGGTAATAGACAATACAGAGAATCAGTTTTAATTGTAGGTAAAAAAAATGGCAAATCATTGCTTGCATCTTGTGTTGGGTTATACCTGCAAGTTGGAGATAATGAAGCAGGTCCGGAAATATATGCAGTTGCATCCAAACGAGACCAAGCTAAAATAATTTGGTTAGAAGCTAAAAGAATGGTAAGAAAATCACCAACTCTGAGGAAGAGAATAAAGTCTCTTGTAGCTGAATTAGTGAGTGACTTTAATGATGGAATTTATAAACCACTAGCAAGTGATTCCGATACATTGGACGGTCTCAATATCCACGGTGCCCTAATGGATGAAATACACCAATGGAAGAACGGAAAGGCTTTGTATGATATTATAGCTGATGGAGTGGGAGCTAGAGAGCAGCCACTTGTATTTATAACATCTACAGCAGGTACTATTAGAGAAGATATATATGATTTAAAGTATGATGAAGCCGAGAGAGTTATAAATGGATATTTTGATGATAATGGTTATAAAGATGAAAGATTTATAGCTTTTATTTATGAGTTGGATAGCAGGAAAGAGTGGACAGATGAAAAAATGTGGAAAAAAGCTAATCCAGGCTTAGGAACTATAAAAAACCTTAAAACTTTATCCGCAAAAGTAAACAAAGCCAAAGAAAACCCACTATTAGTAAAGAATCTAGTATGTAAAGAGTTCAACATAAGAGAAACAAGTTCCGAATCGTGGCTAACATTTGAACAACTAAACAATCCAGCTACTTATAACTTAGAATTACTAAAGCCACGCTATGGAATAGGTGGTTCCGACTTAGCATCAACCACGGATTTAACATGCGGAACGGTAATATTTAAAGTACCGGGAGATGAAACTGTATATGTAATGCAAATGTATTGGTTACCAGAAGATTTGTTGGAGTTAAGAGTAAGAGAAGATAAAATCCCTTATGATATTTGGAGAGATCAAGGTTGGTTAAGAACAACACCAGGAAACAAGGTACATTATAAATATGTGGCTCAATGGTTTTTAGAAGTACAAAATGAAAAGGATATTTATATTCCACATCATGGATACGATGGATGGAGCGCTGAATATTATGTAGAAGAAATGAGGGGTTATTTTGGCAAGGAAAGCATGGAAGCAGTAATTCAGGGTAAAAAAACTTTATCTGGTCCTATGAAAAATTTAGGCGCTGACCTGGATGCTAAAAAAGTTAATTATAATAACAATCCAATATTAAAATGGTGTTTATCAAATACAGCAGTTGAAATAGATAAAAACGATAATATCCAGCCTGTTAAAACAAGTAAGCCAAGGAAACGCATAGACGGATTAGCAAGTTTGCTAGATGCTTATGTTGTGCTGGAAAGAAATTATGAAGACTATATGAATATCATCTAAGGGAGGTGAGAATATAAATTGGGAATATTGAATAATTTCAAAAATGCATTTAATAATATAACTTCGGTAGCAAGATATAAAATGATAACTGATAAAGGCAACGGCTTTTATGCCTGGAATGGCAAACTATATGAAAGCGATATAGTAAGAGCCTGCATTAGACCTAGAACAAAAGCCATAGGGAAGTTAATTCCTAAACATATACGCAATGATGCGATGGGAATTAAGACTAATCCAGAACCCTATATAAGATTTTTGTTAGAAGACCCTAATCCATACATGTCGGGACAAATGTTACAAGAAAAAGTCACAAGCCAGCTTGCTTTAAATAATAATGCTTTTATTTTGATTATAAAAGATGATAACGGTTATCCGGTTGAATTATATCCAATACCTTGTATGACTGCTGAAGCAATTTACAATCAGACAGGAGATTTATTTCTAAAGTTTTATTTTCAAAACGGAAAAACGGCGACATTTCCATACACGGAAGTAATACATCTTAGGGATGATTATAATAGTAATGATATCTTTGGAGAGCCACCAGGATTAGCATTAACAAGCCTAATGAATGTAGTTAGTATAATAGACCAAGGCACGATTAAAGCAATTAAAAACAGCGGAATAATCAGATGGTTGTTGCAATACAATACTTCGTTAAGGCCAGAAGACTTAAAGAAAAACGTAAAGGAATTTACTGATAATTATTTAAGTGTAGAAACTGAAACATTTGGAGCAGCTGGTACTGATGCAAAAGCAACGGCAACAAGAATAGAACCTAAAGACTTTGTACCTAATGCAGCACAAACAGATCGTACGACTGAAAGAATTTATTCGTTTTTTAACACAAATAAAAAAATAGTACAGTCAAGCTACAATGAAGATGAATGGATTAGTTATTACGAAGCTAGAATAGAACCTGATGCAATGCAAATGGCCAGCGAATACACTAGAAAATTATTTACAAGAAGGGAGAGAGGATTTGGAAATAAAATAGTATTTGAAAGTTCAAGTTTAACTTTTGCAAGTATGGCCACGAAGTTAGGATTATCATCTTTCGTTGAGTTAGGAATATTTAATCCAAATGAAGTAAGAGAAATCATGAACTATGCTCCTAGAGATGGTGGTGATGAATATGTAAGGCGATTGGATACCAGACCAACGTCAGAGCCAAAAAACAAAGCAAATGCTTTTAGAAATAAGAGTAATAGCAAAAAATCTAAAGTATATGCAGTTGATTTTGATGGAACTCTTTGTAATAATTTGTATCCTAAAATAGGATGGGAAAAAACAAATGTTACAGCCTATGTTAAGAAATTAAAAGAAGATGGGAACAGAATAATCTTGTGGACATGCAGAGCAGACGATTTGTTGCAAGAAGCAGTTGACTGGTGCGCTGAAAAAGGCATTGAGTTTGATGGAATAAATGAAAATCTAGAAGACATTATCAGCGAATATGGAAGCGATACTAGGAAAATTTCCGCAGATATATATCTAGACGATAAAGCATTAAATGTTGATGACATATAAAGTTGAAAGGAGGTGAGAATACGGCAAAGAAAATTAGTATTAGGGGAGATATAGTATCCAGTGGTGACAAATGGATTTATGACTGGCTAGGAATAGAAACTACAAGTCCAAAAGATGTAAGTAAGTCACTTAACGAGGCTAGCGGTGAAGATATAGAGGTGGATATAAATAGTGGAGGCGGTGATATATTTGCAGGCTCTGAAATATACACAGCGCTCAGAAACTATAATGGAAATGTAGAAATTAGCATTGTTGGCTTGGCCGCTAGTGCTGCAAGCGTAATATCTATGGCAGCTAAAAGCAAAATAACTCCTACAGGTTTATTTATGATTCATAATGTATCTAGCGGTACTCACGGTGACTATAGAGACATGGAGCATAGCGCAAATGTTTTAAAAACCGCTAATCAATCTATAGCGAATGCTTATAAAGAAAAAACAGGCATGACTGACAAGGAACTTTTAAAATTAATGGATAACGAAACTTGGATGTCAGCCGAAGATGCTGTTAAGAATAAATTTGTTGACGAAGTAATGTTTGATACTAAAAATCAAACATTAAAAGGGTTTTTTAATAGCTCTAACGGAATACCATATGCTGCTATAGAAAAAATAAGAAGTACAATCAAGAATCCGAACATTGTAAATAACAATGAAGCGGATTTTTTAATGCAAAAAACAAAAGCACAACTAAATCTATTAAAATTGAAGGGAGAAATAAATGAATAAACAAGAATACATGGCTAAAAGACTAGGTTTAATGAATGAAGCACAAGTTTTAATTAACGGAGGAAAAGTTGAGGAAGCAAATGCAAAACTAAAAGATGTTGAAACACTTGATGGACAATGGAATGATATCACAAAAGCACAAGCTAATTTAAACGCAATGAGCAATGAACCTAAATCAGTAATTGTTACTGAATTAGGAAATATATCAATGGAGGGCACGGTTATAGATAAATTTGAAAACATCACAGTTGTAAATGATTTAGATGTTTATAATTCAGTAGAATATAGAAAAGCATTTATGAACAATGTAGTAAAAGGCACTGCAATTCCAGAAAAGTTTTTAAACGTAGATGCTAATACAACTACAAGTGAAGTAGGTTCTGTAATTCCTACGACAGTGTTAGAAAAAATAATTGAAAAAATGGAATCAACTGGAATGATTCTTCCACTTGTAACAAAAACATCATATAAGGGTGGTTTGGCAATTCCGACATCGACAGTTAAGCCAGTTGCCACATGGGTAGCAGAAGGCGCTACAAGTGATAAACAAGAAAAGACTACTGGAACTATAGTATTTACTTATTTTAAATTAAGATGTGCCGTTTCAGTATCTTTTGAGACTAGCATTGTTACTTTAGGAGTGTTTGAAACTGCTATAATTAATAATATTGCTGAAGCAATGACAAAAACATTAGAGCAAGCTATCATTAGCGGAACAGGTATAGGACAACCAAAAGGTATCCTTGTAGAAACAGTAATTGTAGGACAAAATGTAAATATAGCAGTAGCTGTAGAACCTACTTACAATACGCTAGTTGATGCCGAAGCCGCTCTACCACTTGCATATGAATCTGATGCTGTTTGGGGCATGACTAAAAAAACATTTATGAAATTTATCGGAATGGTAGATTTACAAAAACAACCAATTGCTAGAGTAAATTATGGAATTAACGGCAGACCTGAAAGAACGCTACTTGGAAGAACTGTTGTATTAAATGATTATATGACTAGTTTAGGAGCAGTTATAGCAGCCGATACTGTTGTTGCATTCCTGTTTAATTTTAAGGATTACGTACTTAACACTAATTATAATGTAACTATCAAAAGATATGAAGACAATATTACAGATGATCAAATAACAAAAGCAATTATGTTAGTAGATGGCAAAGTTGTTGACAAAAACAGCTTAGTTACTATCACTAAGAAATTTGCTTAATATTAAGGGGAGTGGCATTGTGCCACTCCTATTTTAAAATTGAGGTGATTAAATGGCTTTATTGGAAGAAATAAAACTTGTGCTAAGGATATCAAACACAGCAATAGATTTAGAAGTTATGGACTTGATAGAATCTGCAAAATCTGATTTAAAAATATCAGGGATAAATATTAACAAAGTTACAGAATTAGGAGGAATGGATTCGTTAATCAAAAGAGCTATAATTCTATATTGTAAAGGCCATTTTGGGTACGATAATCCAGATGCTGAAAAATTTATTAAAAGTTATCAAGCACTTAACTACCATTTAGCATTGTCAATTGATTATCAAATAATAACGGTGGTGATTTAATGTATTGGCGAGATATAGCAAATATTATTACAATTACTAATACAGTTGACGAGGGTGGAGATACCATTCAAGTAGAAATTAAAAATCAAATATGCGTAAATGAATTAGCATATAGAACAAAAGCTTTTGAACAAGCTTTATCCAATGGTTTAAAACCTAATATTTCACTTGAAGTTAAAAAAATTGACTATAATTATGAAAAAAGAATAGAGTACAATGGCGTAAAATACACTGTCATAGATACGGCTCCTTCAAGAAATGAAAATATAGAAATCATTTGTAGTGGGGAGTTGGTTTAATGTCAATGCCAAAAAGTGTAACAAAATATACTAATAAAAATGGTATAACATTTAAGTCAAGC